GAGATAGCGTAGCGTCTCGTGGGCTCGGAGATGTGTATAAGAGACAGGGTCTGGAAGGTTTTTCACGCATGGGAAATCCCCCAAAGCCAAATGAATTGAAGCGAGCGCAGGGCAATCCAGGCAAGCGACCAATGAAAGCGCTCTCGGTAGTTCCTACAATTCCGCAAGCTGCTTCTCAAGCGCCAGCGCACCTTTCACCGGAGAGCCAAGAGCTTTGGACTCGCCTTCGCGAAACCGCCTTTTGGATCTCGAACACCGATCAATCATCCTTGCAACTACTTTGCGAGAAGTTAGATCGCCGAAATGAGATCGTTGCCAAACTTCAGGCAAGCGATTTCGTATTATTCACCGACAAAGGCTACGCCTACGCAAACCCTTTGGTCGGAATGCTTTCAACAATCGAAACTGAAATCACCAAATTGTTTTCCCTGCTTGGTCTTACTGCTACTGACCGAACGCGATTAGGGGTCGCCGAGGTCAAAGCCAGGAGCGCACTAGATGACCTCATCGCAAAGCGACAAGGTAAAGCCTAAAGAAATTCAAGGCTGGCCACCACGCTATCTCTCGCCGGTATTGCCGGAAGATTTGAAGCGAACTCGCGGAGATCATGTCATCGACTTCGCAGAGGCTCTTTGCACTATCACCAAAGATTCAATTGCTGGCAACGCTGGTCAACCGCTTGTCTTTCGTGATTGGCAAAAAGAACTCACTCGACATTTATTTGCTGAACAAAAGAATGGATTGCTAACTCATGGCCGAGCCTTGGTTGGACTTCCTCGAAAAAATGGCAAGTCGGCATGGTTGGCTTCTATCGTTTTGGAACACCTCATCTTCGGAGTCAGTGGTGGCGAAGCCTATTCAGCAGCAGCCGACAAAGAGCAATCGAAAATCATTTTCAACACTGTCCGAGATATGGTCAAAAACCAACCGGAACTTTCCGAATTCCTAACAGTCTATAAAGATTCAATCTACAACCCGAAGAATGGCAGCGTTTATCGCGCACTATCTTCCGAAGCCTTTACCAAAGAAGGATTGTCTGCAACATTCGTTGCCTTCGATGAACTTCATGCTCAACCTAATCGCGAACTCTTCGATGTTCTCTCGCTCTCAATGGGCGCTCGCAAAGAGGGAATGCTGGTTGCAATTACAACCGCCGGAGTTCAAACCGATCAGTCTGGAAAAGATTCGATCTGTTATTCGCTTTATGAGTATGGAAAAAAGATTGCCAATGGCGAAGTTGTCGATCCCAATTTCTTCTTCGCATGGTGGGAACCAAAAGAAGCTGATGCGGATTACCGCTTAGAGCAAACTTGGTCTGATGCCAATCCTGGCTTCAACGATATAGTCAGCAAAGATTCCTTCGAGTCAACCATCAAGGTAACTCCCGAAGCTGAATTCAAAACTAAGCGACTCAATATCTGGACTTCGACTTCCGAAACTTGGTTGCCTCATGGTTCATGGGATGCAATCGCCGATGACAAAGTCATTGAAGATGGCGCTGAAGTAGTTCTCGCCTTTGACGGATCTTTCAATGGTGACTGCACAGTTATCGTGGCAGTTAGCACTGAAGAAATTCCACACATCATGCCTGTCGCAGTTTGGGAAAAGCCTGAAGAGGCCGATGCTAACTGGCAGGTTCCAGTTCTTGAAGTAGAGGATGCAATTCGTGAAGCGAGCAAGCGTTGGCAAGTCATGGAAATTGCTTGCGATCCTTATCGTTGGGCTAGGACTTTCCAAGTTCTTGAAGATGAGGGCTTACCGGTTGTTACATTCCCACAAACAGCATCAAGAATGACACCAGCGACAACTCGCTTCTTTGAAGCCGTTGTCAATAAATCAATCACACAAAATGGCGATCCAAAACTGGCTCGACACATTTCAAATGCACAACTTCGCGTAGATAATCGCGGAAGCAGATTGGCAAAAGAAAAGCGCGGATCAAATCGGCGCATTGACTTAGCAGTCGCTTCGGTTATGGGATTAGAACGCGCAGCATGGTGGCATTCTCAGGGTGGATCTCTTCCACCATTATTCGATCCTTGGTCAATTGGTGAAAGTGAGGTTCCAAGTGTTTGGTCTGATCACGACAATAATTGAAATCGCCGGAGCAATTAGCGTTGCAGTTGGCGTTGGACTTTGCCTTGGACTCGGTGCTGGACTAATCGCTGGCGGAATCCTTGCCATCGCTGGTTCTTATCTCGTATCAATTGGAGCGCCTGAATGAGTATTTTCACAAGAGGTTTCACCGTAGGGCGTTATCCTCAGTTCAACAATTATGTTTCACCTTTGAGCCAACTTTATGGCCAAACATCGATGACCTCTGCTGCTGGCGAGCGCATTGATGAATGGACTGCTCTTGGTGTTTCAGCAGTGCTTGGCGCAGTTTCATTGCTTGCAGACTCAGTCGCATCAATGCCGCTTCGAGCCTACACAATCGACAAAGATGGCAAGCGCATCATGCGCCAATTGCCGGATGTTATTAGCGATCCCGATCCTGAATCAAACACTTATGAACTCATTCATCAAATCGTGGCTTCGCTAGCTCTTCATGGAAATGCTTATGTCAAGATTGACCGAGATCGTTCAGGTCAAATGATCGGGCTTGTTCCACTCCATCCTTACCAAATGCAGGTTCTCCCAACCGGTGACATGACTGGTCGCAGATATTTGCACCTTGGAAATGAAATGAATCGCGAAGATATGCTTCACCTTCGCTGGTTCACTCCGCCACAATCTTTGGTTGGTATTTCTCCGCTAAACCAAACACGCAACTTGGTCGGACTTGCAATCGCTATGGATCGCCACTTGGCGCAATTCTATGGCGAGGGTGGAACTCCTTCATCAGTTCTTGAAACCGATCAAAAGTTGACTCTTGATCAGGCTCGCATCATCCAAGGAACTTGGGAAGCGACACATCGCCGTCATCGTAAGCCAGCAGTGCTTTCAGATGGTTTGAAATGGCGACCAATTACAACTTCCGCAGCCGATCAACAAATGATTCAAACTCGCGAGCAATTGATTCGCGATATTGCAAGAGTTTTCAGAATCCCAAGTCACTTGATCATGGCTTCCGGAGATAATCAGACCTATCAGAATGTTGAACAAGCATCGTTGAACTTCTTGACTCACACAATTGCACCTTGGCTTCGCCGAATTGAAATCGCAATGTCAAAGATCCTTGATCCTGGCGTTGATGTTGCATTCGATACTTCAGTCTTGCTTCGCGTTGATGCTTTGACTCGCGCAAAGGTCAATGAACTAAACATCAAGATGGGCGCTCGCACTCCAAATGAGGTTCGCCAAATTGAAGGCATGGAACCTTATGAGGGTGGAGATACCTTCAACCAAGCATTGCAAGGCAATGTTCTCGCCGGTGGCGATTTGCCTTCACTCGGAACTGATGAAGATCCATCAGCTCCAATGATGGGGGTCTTGGAATAAATGGCTGAAACATATCGCCCACCAAAAGGCGTTCAAGATGAAGCGAAAAGAGCTTTGGCTTGGATTGCAGATGGTCATGCTGGATCAGGGTTCACAGCAGTTGGCAAAAAGAGAGCAGCAGACTTGGCAGATGGTCGGCCACTAAGCGCTCAAACAATTTTGAGAATGTATTCATTTTTCAAAAGACATGAAGTTGATAAAAAAGCACAAGGTTTCAATTCCGGTGAAGATGGTTTCCCATCGCCAGGAAGAGTTGCGTGGTCGGCATGGGGTGGCGATGCAGGATTTTCTTGGTCAACCAAGATTAGAAACTCAATTTCAAAGAGCGCAAGAGCGCTTTCCCTAATGGCCGAGGAGAATGATATGGCTGACATGAACCAAGTTCCTGATCTAAATGAGGAACTAACCGAACTTCTCGCTGATGTTTTCAGCTTCTATCTTCGCGCACATGGCGCTCACTGGAATGTTGTCGGTGCAGATTTTGCCGAATATCACAAATTATTCCAAAAAATTTATGAAGATGTTTATGAGTCAGTCGATCCGCTTGCAGAGAATCTTCGCAAGTTAGGCGCTAAGGCTCCTTTCCAACTAACACAATTTTTGACTCTTCGCACTCTTGAAGATGCAACAGCAGTTTCACAAGATCCACGCGCTTTGGCGATGGACTTGTTGACTGCAAATGATGTTTTGCTTGATGAGATTTCAGATGCTTTCGATTGCGCCACTGCCTATGGTCAACAAGGAGTCGCAAACTTCCTTGCTGGTCGCATGGATCAACATCAACTTTGGAAGTGGCAACTTTCAGCCTCTCTTGGCCTAGAAGTTGCAGTGCCAAATCCTGATCCAGTAGATGATCAAGGTATCGATGAAGATGACATGGAAGATGAATCAGGCGAAACTTGGGCATTGATGCCAATGCCAATTCGCTCAGCCACCGGCGCTTCAGGCCTTGATCTCGCTCCACGCGATACCACTTGGGATGCAGCAGCAGCCGACAAGCGCGTTCAAGAATGGGCTGGCGGTAAAGAGAACATGGATTGGGCAAAGTATGGAAAAGCCTTCTTCTATGTTGATGAAACCGACAAGGAAAAATTAGGCTCTTACAAATTACAATTTGCAGACATTATCGATGGCGATCTCAAAGCAGTTCCAAAGGGAATCTTTGCAGTTGCCGGAGTTTTGAATGGCGCTCGCGGTGGAGTAGATATTCCAAGCGATGAGCAAGAAACAATCAAGGGCAAAGTCGCTGCTTATTATTCAGCAATGGCAAAGGCTTTTGATGATGATTCAATCAAGGCTCCATTTGAAGGTCGCGCATCAGCAGCTCGCTTGGGTGAAGGAACATTCGTTTCCTGGAACACAAGCAATGGTCGCGCTCGCGGAAAAATTGAAAAGGTTGTTAGCAAAGGCCAAGCAAAATCAGGTGAGGGCTACACTCTTGAAGCCACTCCGGATGAACCTGCCTTTCAAATTAGAATCTACAAAGAGCAGGGAAATGGTTGGATTCCAACCGATGTGACAGTGGTGCATCGCAAGGACATTCTAAATGTAATCACTGCGCTTCCAGCGCCACGATCAGAGGATCTTTCAATGATAGAAGAGCGCAAGACAATGATTCGCTCAGCAGAGCGCATCACAATGCAAGCAGAAGTTCGTGCAGTCGCAACCGATGATGGTTCGCTAAAAATTGCCGGATATGCAGCAACTTTCAACAATGAAGCAACCGGATTGAACTTCCGCGAAGTGATCGCCCCTGGCGCATTTACTCGCACCTTGAAGTCAGACAATCCGATTTTTCTTCTAATCAATCACGACATGGAACAACTTCCATTGGCTTCAACTCGCTCAGGCACTTTGAAATTGTCTGAAGATAAAGTTGGCCTTCGCATGGAAGCGATTCTTGATCCTTCAAATCCTCGCGCTGCTGAACTTGCTTCAGCTCTTGGTCGCGGAGATGTTGACAAGATGAGCTTTGCATTCACAGTTGCCCCTGGCGGAGATACTCGCGCCGAAGGCCTTCGCACTTTGACCGACCTCGATCTTTATGAAGTATCGGTTGTCAATATGCCAGCTTACGATGCAACCTCAGTTGGACTTCGCTCTGAAGATTCAACCGATGATCTACAACTTCGCAAGCGCAAGTTAGCGCTGAAGTTCAAACAGTATTCGCTGACCAAGTAGTCAAGCGATTACCCCCTGCGCTTCTGCCCAGGCGGTTTCCATTCATCCAATCCTAGAGAAAGTGACAAAAATGTCATTATCATCAAAGCTCAAGGAACAACGCGATGGCCTAGTTGCAGAAGTAGAAGCAGCACTTGTTTCTGAAGATGTAACTGCTGAAGCCCTCGATGCTGTTACCGATAAGCAAGCCGAAATCGAGAAGATCGATGAGCGCATTGCAACAGTTGAAGCAGTAGAAGCTCGCACTGCTGCAATTGCAGAATCACGCAAGGAAGCCGGAGTCAAGACTTTCGGTGGCGCAGTGGTTACTCGCGAAGCACACACTTATGAGAAGGATGGCCGTAATTCATTCGTTCGCGATATGATCGCCGGAACCCTTCGCAATGATTCCCAAGCATGGGAACGCCTAAACCGTCACCAACAAGAAGTAGCAGTTGAACTTCGCGATATTTCTCGCACCGACGGCGCTGGTGGAGATTTCGTTCCACCAATTTACTTGATCAATGAATACGCTGAGTTTGCTCGTGCTGCTCGCGTAACTGCTGATCTTGTTACAAACATGGCTCTTCCAGCAGGAACAGACTCAATCAACATTCCTCAAATCACAACAGGAACATTGGCTGCATTCCAATCTGCTGATAACGCTGCGACAACAACTCGCGACATGGTTTCATCAACCGTTTCAGCGCCAGTTCGCACAATCTCAGGTTATGAGAATGTTTCAATTCAACTAGTTGAGCAATCACCTCTTGCAGGTGGACTTGATCGCCTAGTATTTGGTGACCTAATGGCTGACTATGCACTACAACTCAACACAGCAGTTGTTGGCGCTAACTCAACTTCATCAGGTTATATCCAAGGCTTGATCAACAAGTTCGACGATTCAACAAACTCAATCCCAACAACTTGGACAGAAACAACCCCAACAGCAGTCAACGGCTTGATCGCGATTGCAAAGGGAATCTCAAAGGTTGTAACAAACCGCTACAAGCCAGTTGAAGCAATCGTCATGAATCCTTCAGTATGGTATTGGTTAGCATCACAGGTTGACGGATCAAACCGCCCAATCGTGGTTCCAACCGGTGCTGGCCCATTCAACGCTGGTGGTGTTCTAACTGCTGCTGGCGCACCTGCTGGCCTAGTTGGTACAATCCAAGGCGTTCCAGTCTATGTTGATGCCACTCTTCCAAAGAACTACGGAACTGGCACCAACCAAAGCCCAATCCTTGTTGGTAAGTTCTCAGATTCTTACCTCTTCGAATCAGGCGTGAAGACACGCGTTCTTCCTGATGTTCTATCAGGTAACTTGACCGTTCGTTTCCAGGTCTATGGTTACGCTGCTCTTGCACACCGCTTCAATAAGTCTGTTTCTGTTATCTCAGGAACCGGCACAGTTGCACCTTCAGGCTACTAATAGATAGAGTCTGACCCGTTGAGCCAGCCTTGGATGGAGTTCCGAGGAACTAAACCCCAAGGCTGGCATCAACACCAAAATGAAAATCGGGGGATTTCATGCAATCCATATTTCTTGAAGGATTGAAAACTGCTCGCGAGATTGTCGCTTCCAAAGGCATCGAAGCCTTGGATTCGCTGATCGCTGAACATGAAGCAGGAACCATCGAAACCACCGCCATAAATCCAGCGAGGGAAATTCGATGAAGATGTCTGACAAAGTCTGCATTGGCATAGTCAATGACGGAAAAATAAATGGTCAACTTGCAATGGACTTGATCCATATCGCGAGAGATCCACTTGGCAAACTTGATCACATGGTTCAAGTTGCAAACATCGGTCTGACAACCCGATCTCGAAATGTTGTTGTCAAGAATTTCCTTGAGGAAGTTGATACGCCTTGGCTCTTGCTTATAGATGCCGATGAGCGCCTTCCGCTTGATGTATTTCACAAATTGATTTCCACAGCTCACGACAAAGAGCGCCCAGTGGTTTCAGGATTAGTTTTCGCAGCCTTCTTTGATGAGCAAGATATGTTGCGACCAGTTCCAACGATTTATCGCATGACCGAGAATGCTGGTCTGCAACCGATTGATGATTATCCAATCGACACAGTTTTGGAAGTAGATGCAGCCGGAACCGGTTGCCTTCTAATTCACCGAAGCGTTTTTGAAAAGATGCGCGAAGAAGCAACCCCAAATCAAGGCAAGGATTGGGCTTGGTTCGTTGAAGGCGCAATTGATGGAACTTATTTTGGCGAGGATCTTCTCTTTTCCAAGCGAATCAAATCTCTTGGTTTCCCGATTCACGCGCACACAGGTGCAATCTTGAAGCACCGAAAAGAATTTTGGCTCGATGAGCGACACCATTTCCCAATGCGTGAAGCTGCGATCCAGCACTTTCAAGCATCAGGCTCAGTCTTACCCCTGGAGAATGAGTCTGATGCCCCTAATTCTAAGGAGTAACAATGGCAAGTTATGATCTCGGTGACAAGGTATATTTCACTTGGTCAACTGTTGATTCAAGTGGCAATGCCGTAAATCCTGGCACAGTCACCGCTTCAGTTACTCTTCCAGATGGAAGCACTAGCTCAATAACAACTTCCACAACCACAACCGGAACATATACCGCTTCATATCTTCCAACTCTGCCTGGCCGTCATGTTATCGCTTGGAGTGCAACAGGATCATGGCCTCAAGCCTATGCAGATGTTTTTGAAGTTCGCAATATCGGTGACATTGGAATCGTTGGTTACGATGAAGTTTTGGAATATCTAAACATTCCAGTGGCGAGCGCGAATGAAAATGAAGTTCGCCGATTCATGGATGCTGCAACAGATTTAGCCGAGCAATACACCGGAGTTGTTCTTGGCCGTAGAACTTACACTTCCGAAACCTATGATGGCGGAAATGAATTCATCCGAATCCATAATCCAAAGGTAATTTCAGTAACTTCGGTTTATGAAAATGGCTACTTGCTAAACTCCAATCAGTATTTTGTGGATTTCACCGGACAACGAATTTATCGCCTTGGTTCAGGAACTCTTTACGCAACCAATTCTTATGGCTACTGGACTGCTGGCGTGAACAATGTGGTCATCACTTATGTTGCCGGATATGTCAATCCACCAATGAGCGCCAAGCAAGGCGTTTTGGAAATCATCCGCCATATGTGGCAAACACAAAGAGGCGCGATGAATGTCATGGGTCGCACTCAGTCAGGTGATGAACTTTATCCATCAAGCACCTACTCATTGCCACGCAGAGCGATGGAACTTCTTGATCCAACCTCTCTCCCTGGCTTGGCATAATCATGTCAACCTCAGCACTTCCAACTTTCACAAATGCAGTCATCACCGCATTTCGCAACGCTTCATCCCTCACAGGGATTCGAATCTTTGACGGAATCGAAATTGATCAGTCTTATCCAGGCAACGCAATCGTTGTCGGCACAGATGGATCAATGGAAGGCGATGATGTTCTCGCCGGTTCAGCTCGTCAGGAATATAAACAACTCGGAGCGATTTCAAAGTTTGAAGATGGAGCAATTACTTGCTCGCTTTGGGCAGCGAACGGTGGCACAAATCTGACCACTCTTCGATCAACCGCTTTCACAATTCTTGGCAATGTTGAAACTGTAATTCGAAGCGATGTCAGCTTCAGTGGCGTGGTCATGTATTCAGGATTAGACAGTTACCAAATGAGTTATCGCCAAACCACAGTTGGCGCAGCAGTCGTGATCAACTTTACAATAACCTACCGAGCAAAAATCTAGGGAGCAATAAATGGCGAAGATCAAAAATGTTTCAGGACTAGGGGATCTTGTTATTCCAGCATTGGGCATCACAGTCCTTGCTGGAGCAATTGCTGATGTTTCAGATGAAGCAGCAGCATCACTTCTCGAACAGACAGACAATTGGGCAAAGGCTGATTCATCAGCACCAGCTCAAAACCCATCCACCGCAGCGCCGGATTCACCGGCTGCCTCAGCCTAATAGGAGAAACTCATGGCAATCGGTTCCGGTATTGGTTCGCAATTAGGAATTGCAACCGAAACAACCTTCAATAACAGCGTGACTGTTACTCGCTTTTATGAATTCACAAGCGAAAACATCAAATTCAACAAAAAAGTTGCAGTCGGCCAAGGCCTTCGTGCAGGTGGACAACTTCCTCGCTCACAGCGCAGAGTTGTGACCACAACAGATGTCACTGGTGACATCGTTCTTGATTTGCCTACTCGTGGCCTTGGACTTTTGCTTTCACACGCAATGGGTTCAGCACCTTCACCAACCACAGTCACAACAGGCGTTTATTCTTACAGCTTTACTCTTGGCGATGTCTATGGTCGCTCATTTACAGCGCAAGTTGGCGTTCCTCAATATGGCGGAACCGTCACACCAAAGACCACTTCAGGCATGAAGGTTTCATCATGGGAGCTTTCAGTTGCCAATGGTGGAATTGCAATGGGCAAGTTCAATGTCGATGGCGCTTCAATGACCACCGGAACTTCTCTTGCAACGGCTTCTTATTCACCAATTTCAAACCTCTTCAACTTCGCTCAAGGCGCAATCACCGTTGATGGTTCATCAGTTGCAAACATCAAGGATTTCACTCTTACAGTGAACAACACCTTGAAGGGTGATCGTTACAACCTTGGCGCAGCAGGAATCAAATCTGAACAAGTAATCAATGGCTTCCGATCAATCACCGGAAAGTTGACTGCCGAATTCACAGACACAACCTTATTCGCAAAGTATCTTGCAGATACCACAACCGCTTTGGCTCTAACCTTCACAGGTGCAACCATCGCCAATGGTCAATCTGAGAAGTTGTCGATCACAGTTTCAGCAGTCAAGTTCGATGCTGACACACCAAATGTTCCTGGCCCTGGTGTCATTGATCTAGCGATGACTTTCACCGCTTACGACAATGGAACAGATGCACCTTTGACAATCGTTTATCAGACAGCAGATTCAACTCTCTAATCTAAGAAACAGGGGAAACAATGTCAGAGAAAATCAATTTACCGAGTGGCGGATGGGCAATCGTCAGGGAACCATCCGCCGTTCCGGTTAGATTACGCCGACCAGTTGAGAAGGCTCTTTTGGTGCTTGGAAAATCCCAAGCCAAAAGCGCATTAGAAGCTGCACCGAGCGATCTAAATGATGAAGAAAAAGCTGCTCAAGTTGCAGCAACAATTGATCCAGCAATTCTTGATGAATTCAACGATCTAAATGACTTGCTGATTATCGCTCGCATTGAATCTTGGTCATTTGAAAATTCAATTGATCTTGATTCGGTTGGCAATCTTTCACAAGGCGATTATGAAGTTTTGCAACAAATATCCGCAACAGACATCACTTCGATGATGCCTAAGTTTGGAATAAGCAACGACCCTGATTCCCCCACCAAACCCTCAGACGCTTAGGTCGGGCGCTTGAGGGGGGAACTGTTCGTGGCTCCCTTCCGGAACATTTGCGAACTTATAGACTCTGCACTTTGCTTCATTGCACACCTTCACAATTAGAAAATGAGTCGGCTGCTACACTAGACTGGCTCTTGGCAATTGATGAAGTTTATATTGAAACCAAAAACAAAATGGCGGATGGAGAAATCTAAATGGCAGGATCTCCAGTGGTTAGCACGATTTGGCATGGATTGACTGAGTTCAACACAGTCACTCGCGAAATTGAAACTCGCACTGAGATCGCAACCATCACCGCCATCAAAGCAAATCAAAACAAATTGAAAACAGCGATCAGAGCAAACTTGCGAGGCGCTCCACGCTGGACACAAAAAGGCGCTAACCGAATCACCGGCAAAAATTATCAAGTGCCAGGAACTACTGGCCAACATAATTCCCCACGATCAGGTGGCCCAGGTAGAATGACCGGCGTTTTATACAAAGGCGTTGGTGGCGTTCGCAATCCAAAGAAAGATGCTGCTGGATTCTTTACCGGTGGCGTTGGTGTTGGAGCGAAACCAAACCGAGTCAAAAAGGCTCCACTAGAATTGAAATTTCCATATTTTCGCCCTGCCTATGAAAAAACTCTTCCAATCATGGGAGATGCTTTCGATGCTGGTTGGGATAAAGCAATCTCACGAGTTGGGGGTATTATCTAAATGTCAATGCTTCCACCAGTATTCGTTGAACTCAAAGCAAACATTTCTGAATTTACCGCAGCAATGGGTGAGGCGCGAACCGAAATTGCAACCACCGAAAAGGCTGGCACATCCTCTTTCGATAAGCTCGCAACTTTTGGCAAGGCAGCGCTCTTTGGTCTAGGCGTAGCAGCCATTGGTGTTGGTGTCCTTGGCGTAGAGATGGCAGACAAGTTTGAAGCCTCACACGCCAAGCTCGAAGCAGCGTTGAAAAATGCCGGAACAAGTTTTGAACAATTCAAAGAGCCAATCGGCAAAGCGCAAAAGGCGATGGAACAATATGGCTACACCAATGCTCAGACTCAAGAGGCTTTGGCTAACCTAACAACCGCGCTCAAAGATCCAAACAAGGCTCTCGACGATCTTTCACTTGCAGCCGATCTTGCAAAATATAAGCACATTGATTTGGCTGATGCTGCAACCGCAGTTGCTCGCGCTCAAGAAGGAAACCTTCGCGCTTTGAAGCAGCTTGGAATTGACCTTCCAATCACCGCGACAAATGCAGCGCAACTTGCCAAGGCTCACGATGCTCTTGCAAAAGCAACCGATAATGCGAGCGCATATCTCAAGGCTCACTCTGATGCCACAGATGCAACCGCAAAATCTCATGCCGAATATCAAAAACTTCTTGATAAAGTAAGCACTGCTCAAGATGCAGTGAATCAAAAATCTCAAGCTGGAACTGAAATTATGAAAGGCCTTGCTGCTGCAATTGGTGGTCAGGCTGCTGCTCAGGCTGAAACCTTTTCCGGCAAGATGCAAGCTCTCAAGGCTACCTCTGAAGATGTTGCCAAGAATATCGGCATGATGCTGATTCCTATTCTTGAAAAATTGATGGAAGCAATCAAGGGCGTTGTCGATTGGTTCACTCAGCACAAGGCAATTGCCGAGGCTCTTGCGATTACCATCGGAGTTGTTTTAGTTGGCGCAATTGGCGCTTATCTCTCCAAACTTGCAATTGCAGCCGTTGAGTCAACAATCAATTTTGCCAAGATGATTGCTGGATGGGTTGCGACTGGTGTTGCTGCTACTGAGGCAGGAATCGCAACAGCTCTTGCATCAGGCGGATTGACCCTTGCAATTGGCGCTCTTGTAACCGCAGTTGTTTATCTTGCAACTCATTGGAAAGAATCATGGCAAGCGATCAAGGATGTTGCCGAAGTTGTTTGGCATTTCATTGAAAACATTTTTAGCGTTCTCGCAGAAGGTTTCAAAATTTACATTGGCGCTATCAAGGCTGAAATCAATGGCTTGATCAGTTTGGTCAATATCGCAATCCGAGCCATCGACTCAATCCATGTCAAACTTCCATCATGGCTTGGTGGCGCTGAAATCGGTTTCAACATTCCTCAAATTCCAATGCTTGCTGAAGGCGGAATTGTTTCAAAGCCAACTCTTGCCATGATTGGTGAAGCTGGCCCCGAAGCCGTCATCCCTCTTTCAAAGGGTGGCATGGGTGGAATCAATGTCGTTGTCAATGTTCAGGGTTCAGTGGTGCAGGAACAAGATTTGGCCGTCAGTGTTCGTGACCAAATCGCCATCCTTATGCGCCGAAGAGGTTTGAATCCATCAATTCTAGGAGTCTAATCAATGACCCTTTATGACGGATCTAATGCTCCAACGATCACAGTCGAATTCGACACCAGCAAAATCGGTTCATTCGTGCTTGGAATTTCGCAACTAGGCGGAACCGATGTTTTGACTGCCGGTGGCGCTGGAACAACTTGGACAGCAATCCCAACCACAGACATTCGCGCAATTGCTATTCGCCGAGGTCGCACAAGAGAAGATCAGGCAAATCAGCCAGGTTCTTTGACTTTGACTTTAGATAATCGCTCATATAACTATGACCCCGACAATTCAGCTTCAACATTCATTTGGAATGGCTACTCAATCCTTTCAGCCGGAATGGGCGTTCGTGTTTCAGCGACTTGGTCTGGAACAACTTATGTCATTTACAGAGGCTACTTGGAACAGTTAGATGTTGATGAATCTCTTGATCCAGTTGCAACTTTTCAATTCACTGATGCCTTGGCTTGGATTGGTCGCTTGAATGTTGCAAGCGTATCTTCATCATATTCAGGCGATACAACTGCCACTCGCGTTGGTAGAATCTTGGATGCAATCGGTTGGGATGCTTCACTTCGCAATCTGACTGGCTCTCGCACCATGCAGCCGACCACAATGGGTTCGTCAGCTCTTTCCTTGTCTGAGCAAGCAGCGCGATGCGAATTTGGTCGATTCTATTCAGACCGCCAAGGCAACTTGGTTTTGCTTCCTTATGAGTCAACCTTTACCACGCCAAACCGAATTTCTCTTTCAGATACTCGCGCCACAGGAACCATCGAATATGACACGATTGCAACCAACCCTGGCGCAAAGTATCTAGTCAACACAATCACCATTCAACAGACTTCCACAGCTTCTCAAACTTATGCTGACACAACTTCAATTGCGAGATATGGCGTTTTTGCCAAGAGTTACGATGCACCGCTTCTTGATGATGCTACTGCTTACACGCTGGCAACGATTATCGGTGACCGATATGACCTTCCAAAGACTCGTGTTGATTCGGTTGAATTTGATGCACTTGGCGTTGGAACTCAATGGCCTTCATTGCTTCAAACCGATCTCGGTGACAATGTAAGCGTTCAGCGCACAACCGTTGACAATCGAACTCGTGTTTTCGCCTCTTTGGTGGAATCCTTGAATCATGACATCACACCAAGCAATTGGCGCGTGAGCATGGATCTTTCACCATCAACCGGTGGCGAATACTTTATCCTTGGTTCTTCCCTATTGGGTGGAACAAATGTCCTCTACTACTAGGAGAAAATAAATGGCAACAGGCTTTCCAGTCAAAGGAACCGGCGGATCGACTTCCTACGCTAACGGAAACACACTTTCGGCGAGCGATCTCAACGATGGCTTTGGAACTCTCAATCTTCTAGCTTCCTTCTATACCGGCAACCCTTCCCTGCTCGGAGCAATTGAAACCGCAAATGTGGTGGCTTCGGCAGCGACAGGAACCTTGAACATTGATGCAGCGACTTCAACGGTTTGGTATTACACCACCGCAGCCACCGCCAACTGGACATTGAATTTTCGCGCTTCTTCAAGCGTTGCCCTCAATACCCTTTTGGCAACAGGCAAGTCGATCACCTTCGCTTTCCTCAACACTTCCGGATCAACCGCCTACTATCCAAGCACCATTCAAATCGATGGCACTGGAGTCACTCCAAAGTGGCAAGGTGGAACTGCTCCAACTGCCGGAAATGCTTCAGCCATTGATGCTTATGTTTTCAACATTGTCAAAACTGCATCAGCGACTTACACTGTCTTAGCTTCACAAACCAAGTTTGCATAATCTAGGGGGGAAATCGTGGCTCCATTATTAGCCTCGCTTGGCGATATTTCCGCCAATAGTTATGGATTTGATTCTTATCAACCTGTTTTTGGAAATTATTATTCTTTGGCAACTGCAACCGTTGATTCAAGTGGAGTTTCAAGCATAACTTTAGGAACCGGCGGAACAATTCCTCAAAATTACACTCACTTACAAATTAGAGCAATCCATCAATATGGAGTTGCTTTAGATTTGCTCAAAATCCAATTGAATGGTGATACTGGGGCAAATTATTCATCACACAAAATGTTTGGTAGTGGTTCTGGAACAGGTAATTCAGGTTCTTCGATAAATTCTACTTTTATTGATATTGGATACGTTCAATCATCCACAAGTGTTTTTGGAACTCAAATTATTGATATTTTAGATTATACAAATGTGAATAAAGCAAAAACAGTATATTCAATTGCTGGTGGAGATTTGAACGGAAGTGGGTATGTTTTTGTAAACTCCGGTGGTTGGTATGCCAACACATCAGGAGTATATTATGGAATAAATTCAATCAAACTTTATCCTGATGCTGGTTCATTTTCTCAATATACTCAATTTGCATTATATGGAGTGAAATAAATGGGTGTTACAACTTCGTCAAATATCCTTCAAACTTATAATGTGATTCAATCTGTAACTTTGACAACAAATACCACAACAGTTGTTTTGGGATCAGGTGGAACAATTCCTCAAATTTACACAGATTTGGTTTTGATTATAAATGCCGCTGAAGTTACTGGAAACAACAATGGAGTAAGATTTCAAGTTGGAAACAATTCTGTTGACACTGGATCAAATTACAGTATGACTTATTTGGGAAGCAACGGATCCAGCACTTATTCTCAACGACAATCAAATATCAGTTATTTTGACACTGCTTGGGCAATTGCACCAGGAGGAAGCATTGGAAATTATATTCAAACATCATTTTTTCCTAATTATTCAAATCCATATATAAACAAAACTTTATTGACTAAAGTAAATAATCCTTCGGGTGCAACTGAAATCAATGTTGGTTTATGGAGATCAAATTCTTCAATCAATATAATCAACATTTACACAAGTGGCGGTTCGGGCAATCCATTACTCGCAAATTCTAGTTTTACTCTTTATGGAATAAAGGCGGGATAATTATGGCAACTTCATCTTATCAATTGATTCAATCTGTTATTTTGACCACAACAAGTTCAACTATAACATTGGGATCAGGTGGAACAATTCCTGCAACTTATAATGATTTATTGATAAAAACATCTCTTAGAAGCAATGTTTCATCCGGAGTGGGAGCAAATGCTTATTTGACTTTCAATGGAACTTCAACAGGTTATTCAGAAAAACTTCTTTACAATATCAATTCCGCGATTGGTGCTGCAAGTGCAAGCAACGCTTATATTACTTGGGGATCGATGCACGATTCAAATAATAATACATCCAATACTTTTGGAATTGGTGAAATTTATATTCCAAATTATATTTCAAATACATATAAAACACTTTGCATTGGTTCAGCTTCTGAAAATAACACCGCTAATGATGCTTATATGTCTTTAGATGCAGCAATTTGGTCAAATGTAAATGCAATCACATCCATAACTTTTACAACAAGCGGAACATCTTTCGCGCCCTATTCTTCAATTTATCTTTATGGCATCAAGAATTCCTAACCTACAAGGGAGAAGCAATGACAACTGAAACACCAATGGCTTATGAAGTCTGTTTGGCTGATCACGATCACACAACAGATCCAGCTTGCACGATCGGAGCTAAAGAAATTACCCGACCATTGACTGCTGAAGAAATCGCTCAACGCGATGCTCAAGCTCAGGCATTTGCCGAAGAGCAAGCCAAGCGTGATGCAGAGGCCAAGGCCAAAGCAGATGCAAGAGCATCGGCTGAAGCAAAATTGGCTGCACAAGGTTGGACTCCGGAAGAAATCGCTTCTTTTAGAATCTAAAGGAACACTCCATTGGGAGTGTGCTGAAAATAAGGGGATGATTTGGTCATGGAATTAGTTCCAATGGATCAGATCAAAGAGCAACTTCATAACCGATACAAGACTTCCGGCTTTGCCGAGAATCTCTTTCGCAATGATTGGGCTTTGATCCTTCGCTTAGGCGTTCATCCGCAAGAGGCAACCCTGGCTGATCTTGAGCGAGTCATCCTTCGAGCTAAGACTCAATCGACTCGCGCCAATTACGCCAGCAGGTTGAAATCGGTATTTGCTACCCTCAACAAGATGAGGCTCATAAATAGTCAAATAACGGCTGATTTGCCACCTATCAAGCGCACAAGGGGAGTTCCTAAGCCAATCACACCAGCCGAATTTTTTAGGCTCTTAGAACAGGCTCCTGAGCCGTTTAGATCGTGGTTCATTCTTGGCGGTTGTGCAGGGCTTCGGGCGATGGAAGTTGCCAATGTGAGAGGCGCTGATCTCGAAGAAGGCGCTGATGGCGCGATGCTTCGGGTGCTTGGCAAAGGCGGAACCGACTTGATGATTCCAGTCGCGCCAATAGTTGCCGAAACCATCCGATCTCATAACACCTTGGATCGCTTATGGCAGATCACTCCAAACAAGCTCTCCGCAAAATCGGCTGCCGAAATGCGCCGAATACTTGGAGCCAATTCCAAGAAATTCCATTCCTTGCGACATTACTTTGCCACCTCAATGCTAGAGAAATCCGGCGGTGACTTGATGGCAGTCAAGGAATTGATGCGTCACACAACAGTGGCCACAACTCAAATTTACACTCAACTTGCTCAAGGGCGAACCAGGTCGCTCGTCAACCTCATCGAATAGGAAAATAAAAATGGCAACAACTTCTGCTCAATACACAGTCACAACATCACCAACAAAGATCATCAGCGCCGACATTGTTGCTGAAATGGCCTACATACACAGCGAAACTGCCATTGCTTATCTTGGGGGAGATAACACTGTTTCATCAACCACTGGCTACAAACTTGATGTCAATGACAAGATTTCCCTTGCCAACCATGAAGGTGAAATTTGGGCAGTTTCAGCTTCTTCTTCATCAATTTCGGTTCTTGTCATCAGCAAATGAGCCTGAACAATTCATCAATTTTCTTTTCAACAGTTTGGGCAATCGCTGAAACTGGTGCAATCCTTATCGGTGGATTTCGCGTTTATTTCAAACTCATCAAGAAATTAGATCGCATCGAATATGCGCTCTATAACGATGGCCGAAGCGGTTTGGTTCAACAGGTGGCAGAGTTACACGATAACCAACAAGTCATCAAAACTGACATTGAAGTTATGAAAGCAAAGATGGAACACAAACCAACCAGGACAAGGAAATCAGCATGACCGGTTCAGACATAATCAAATCCGCACAATCCAAACTTGGCACTGTTGAAAAAGGCGGAGTCGATGGCAAGTCTGGAAACATTGTTGAATTTTGGGATTGGTGGAAATCTTGCACTGGCGAGAATGACCAAGGCTCATCTTGGTGCGCGGTTTTCGTTTCGTGGTGCTTTGCTCAAAATGCAGCTTCTTCATTAGTCGCTGCAAAAAATAAATTTGGATTCATTTATTGTCCAGATGGCGTGAATTATTTCAAGAAGAAAAATCAATTGGTTGATCCGACAAAGGCGCAACCTGGCGATGTTGTATTCTTTGATTGGGAAGGCAAGGGGATTGCCGATCATGTTGGTTTGGTTGAATCAGTAGGGGCTGGATTCCTGACCACCATTGAAGGCAATACTTCCGCCGAAGGCGCTGCTGGAAGTCAGCAAAATGGGGGCGGTGTTTATCGCCGAAAGCGTTTCTTCGGTAAAACAATCATCGCAGTTGCAAGACCGGCTTGGCCGACACTAACCCCGACAAAGTAGAGGAAAACATGAAAATCGATCTCAAAAAAACAAAATCTCTTGTGGTTACTTATGGAACCATTGCGCTTCCATTCGCAACAGCAGCATTCGTCACAAATCAATCTTTGACTGTAAAAATTCTTTCAATTCTTTCAGGAACAATTGGGGTTGTTGTTCGTGATCGCAATCCAAAGGATCCATTCACAGCAAACATCCTTGCGGTTGCAAAAACCGAAATCGACTCAACCATCGCCAAGAAATCAGCTTCTAAGTAATTGAAGCAATTCCAGCGCATTAGCGACTGGGCAGCAGAGGCCTTTGGATCACCATTCTTCATGCTCTTTCACATGATTTGGTGGAGCGTTTGGATCTTGATTCCAATTGAGCCATTTCCATTTGGACTGTTGACCTTGATCGTTTCACTGGAGTCGATTCTCTTATCAGGTCTAATCTTGAATGCAACCAATCGCTCCGGCGAGTTGGACAGAAAAATCATTCAGCGTGATTTAGACTTGGACAAACAGACTCATAGCGCAGTCATCCAAATCCTAGAGAAAATCAACTCAAAAGAATAGGATCAAATGACACAGGGCTTGGTTCTCAATACTGAAACCAAATTGGCAGCATTACTACTCGCCGAGGTTTCCTTCCAAAAGTATTCAAAAGTTTTCGGGCATTACCGAAACACAGCGAATTCCCATTTGGTTGGAAGGCTCGGCGAGTTTGCTGCATATATCCACCTTCAAGAAGCCAAACTTGATCCACTGCCTCATTTCCTCGACATCAACAAAGATCGAGATTGTGACATTGAATCCAAAGTTGGCCGAATTGAAGTCAAGACTTGGCGAGCTGAGTTTTGGGATGATTGGGGCAGATGCGTAAGCGTGAGCCAATATCCTTCAGTCAAGCGCAAGGCTGACTTGATTCTTTGGTGCGTGGCCAATGAGATAGAGTCAGACACACCAAAAATTGAATTCAAAGGCTGGAGCGAGGTTGCGAGCATCGAAGGCATGGAGCCAAAGATGACCGGAGCAGAAGGCCGACAAATTCACAATTATCAATTCAAAGAATCGGATTTGAACCCGATCTCTTCATTGGCGAACAGGGGAAAAGATGAACAGGGAAGAAACACTCAAGAAAGCAATTGAGTTGACAATGGGGGATCGAAATAAATCTTACGATGCCCCATTTCCAAACCATGATCGAATTGCAAAGATTTGGTCAGTTGTGCTTGGCGTTGAAGTTGATGCCACTCAAGTTGCACTTTGCATGGCTGGTTTGAAACTGGCTCGATTAGCTCACAAATATGACGATGATTCATTCATCGATGGCGCTGCTTATTTTGCGATTGCAAATGAGGTTCGGCGATGAAAGATTTGGCGATAATCGTTCCCACTAGAGGCCGACCATCGAACATTGAAGATTTGCTTTTTTCCTTGCAAGAAACCAACACCGTCAGCGATCTTTGGATCGTGCTAGATGACGATGACATTGAAGTTGATCATTACACCGAACTTGGCGCGAAGGCTCTGATATTTCCACGCGAAGGCAAGGGAATGGCTAAGCCACTCAACAAAGCAGCGATGCACCTTCTCGATCAATATCGTCATTTTGCATTCCTTGGCGATGACCACAGACCTCGCACAGACAAGTGGGATGAATTCTTCATCAGAGAATTGGATCTCTTAGGCACTGGCTTGGTTTATGGCAATGACTTGCTTCAAGGAGAAAATCTGCCGACTGCCGTTGCCATGACTAAAAACATTGTTCGAGAGCTAAAGGGCATGGTTCCACCAGGGTTGATCCATTTATATTTGGACAATTTTTGGATGCAACTTGGCAAGGATCTCGGAGCGTTCTCATATCTTGGCCATGTCATTCTTGAACATTTGCATCCGATTGCTGGCAAAGCCGAATGGGATGAAGGTTACAAGGCCGTCAATGCTGAAGAGGTTTATTCAGCTGATGCCAAGGCTTTCCATGAATATATCACCGGCGATGATTATCAAAATCTACTCAAGGCGCTTCTATGAGAATGCGACTTCGAGATGCCTATTCACCACAGCAATTGGCTAATGTCTATTCCGAGCCACATCAACACGCAAAATGGCAAGATCATCGCCTTCGGGTTCAGATGACGATTGCCTTTGCTTCGTGGTTTGGCGAAGTCAATTCGGTGGCCGACTTATCGGCTGGCGATGGCGCCATCATCAACGCGATCAATGCTCGCGAAAAATATGTTGGAGATTTTGCCCCTGCCTATGATTTGGTTGGCGCTATCGATGACACCATCGATCAGATTCCGAATGTCGATCTTTTCATTTGCTCGGAAACCATTGAACATTTAGATAATCCGGAAACAACTCTCAAGAAGATTAGAGCCAAAACCAAAGCCATAATTGTGACCACGCCAAATGGCGAAAACAATGATGGCAATCCTCAGCACTATTGGGGATGGGATGCCGATGGAGTTCGAGAGCTGTTGCAAGGCGTTGGCTTCAAGCCAGTCATTTTCAATCTGCTCAAGTTTGAAGATCCTGGCCTTGTTTATGATTATCAATTTTGGGGGTGCGTGTGAACATTTTGATCACTGGCGATGCTGGTTTCGTTGGCCGACATTTTCGTCGAAAGTTCGAAGAGCAAGGCCACAAGGTAACTGGCGTTGATATTGTCAATGGAATAGATGCAAGAGATTTCTTTCGTGTTGATAATCGTTACTTCGACAAAGTTATTCATTTGGCTGCTGTTGTCGGTGGCCGTAAGTTGATCGAAGGCTCGCCATTATCTTTGGCGGTTGATCTTTCAATTGATGCCGAGATGTTTTCTTGGGCAATGCGAACCGAACCAGGTTGCATCACTTACTTCTCATCCTCGGCTGCTTATCCAACATGGATTCAAGATGGCTCAACGCCGATGAGAATGCCTGAATCACTTATTGATTTAGATATGATCCAAACTCCGGACATGACTTATGGATGGGCAAAGCTCACTGGCGAAATGCTGGCGGTTCATGCTCGCAAGGCTGGATTGACTGTTCATGTTTATCGACCATTCTCCGGATATGGCGAGGATCAAGCTCTTGATTATCCATTCCCAAGTTTCATCAAGCGTGGCAAAGATCGAGCCAATCCATTTCAAATTTGGGGCGATGGCAATCAAGTTCGCGATTTCATTCACATTGAAGATGTTGTCGATGGGGCGCTTGCCGGTTGCAATGCCGACATCGAAGTTGCCAACCTTTGCATGGGTCGGCCAACTAGCTTCAATCAATTGGCCTCGATTGTGGCGGATGCTGTTGGCTATATGCCTGACATCGAGCATCTGCCGGCTGAGCCAACTGGCGTTGCCTATCGAGTCGGCGATCCGACATTGATGAAAACCTTCTACACTCCAAAAATCTCTCTCGAAGAGGGAGTCGCTCGCGCTCTCGCTGGCTAGAAGCCGACCTCGCCTGGCTCGCCAGCCTGATAGAAAAAGACCCTCACTGCCCGACTACGGTTGGCGGTGGGGGTCTTTTTCGCTTGCCTGTGGACAACTGTGAGGCGCGACACGCCGATTGCAAATAATTGCGTGAATTTGACAGTTTATGGTTTAGGCTTATCTCAAGAGAAGGAACAAGGATCCTTCGCCAACCGAAAGGCAACAAAATGCAAACAGCAACACTTATTTACCAAGACCTAATGACATCACTTCTTTGCGCTGCATTTGAAGAAAAGAAAAATTCAAACTTTTACACAGGTCGAAAAATGATTATGAATGCAAAATCAATGTTGAATCTTGATGAAGCAGTTTTAGTTGAAGCAAACAATCGCAATTGGGAAATTGCTGAACTTGATTTATGGGTGAATTCTGATGAAGCATTTTTGGCAGTTCTAAATTGGATTTCTGATGGTGGAAATGGTTTTGCTACATTTTTTGACAACATCAAAGTTGGTGCATAAATGCTGACCATTCTAATCGTCATCGGACTAACACTTGTTTTCATGCCATTGATTCTTTGGCTAGATCGTCACTCAATTACTCAAGAAGAATTTCAATCAATCGAAGATTGGCACAATTTTCGCAAAGCACTAGGGGGCAAATAAATGGCTTGGAACATTCAGGCAATTCTTTTGATGACGATGGGCGCGCTTTGCGTTTATCTTGGAATTCACACCGAGCGAGGCGCTTGGAAAGAATCAAACAAATCTCTTCGCAGAGAAATTCAAAACAACTATCGCGAGATTGAAAACCTTCGCGAGATTATCTTTCACTATGAAAGCCGTTCAAGCCGTCACTTGAACAGTTCCCCTGCCAGGGACTCCGCTAAGCGATGAGCAAAGCGAAGGCAAAGGGAACGCTGGCTGAGTCAGCGCTCGTCAAATATCTAGTGGCAAATGGGTTTCCACTAGCCGAAAGGCGAGCGTTGACTGGGCAGTTTGATCAAGGTGATGTCACTGGAACTCCTTGCCTTGCTTGGGAAGTAAAGAATCATAAAGCCTATAAGTTTGCCGAATGGGTGAGGGAAACTGAGATCGAGCGCATCAATGCCAAAGCTGATTTTGGAATTCTCGTGGTCAAGCCAAATGGTGTTGGGAAAGCCGAAAATTTTTGGGCAGTAATGCCAGTCAAGTTTATTGTCGATTTGCTAAGAGAAGCAGGATATGGGGATGCGAAGTGATCTTTGCAGCCGTCAATTTTCCTAACTTTCCGCAAGCAAAATGCGCCGGAATGGGAGATTTCTTTTTCCCAGTCAGTCAGGTAGAATTGCAAGAGCGATTGCCACGCTTGCTCGAATTGTGTGGCAGTTGTGAACATCAGGCGCAATGCCTTGACTACTCAATAAAGAATGAAATCACCGATGGCTTTTGGGCTGGATTGTCAGCCGAAGAAAGGAAAGCCAAACTCTCTAACAATAAACCAAAACGAACTTCGAGCCAGTTAGATGAAGTTCTATACCTACAATCCCAAGGCTTATCCATTGAAGAGATCGCATCAATCCTCAAGATTCAACCAAAATCTGTGGAGCGATCAATTTATCGGGCAAAGCGGAAAGGACTCGCCTAATGAGTCAAAAACTAAATCAAATCATCATCGCAATTCTTTCAGTTGCAATCCTTCTCATGGCCTTGATCTCCAATGGCCTTGTTTGGAGAACACCAACCGAGAGAATCATCAGGGTTCAAGATTCCATCCTTTTGACTGATAAGGAGAAAATCAACCTTGTCATCGATGAGCTAATGACTCCAGCCTCAGCCTCATGTTTTCGTCAGATTCTTATGGTGGAAAGCCACATGAATCCGAAGGCCAAGAATCCTCATTCATCGGCAAGAGGCGTTGGTCAATTGCTTGCATCTACTTATTCCAACCTTGGGCTTCGCCACAGCGCGGATCCATTGGCTCAAGTAGTGGCAACCCTTTCATATATTTCTAGGCACTATGGCGGAAGCAATTCGGTTTGCTCGGCTCGCCAATTTCAAAAGCAAAACAACTACTACTAAACAAAAACAACAACCAGGGGAGAAATACCATGTCAACACAAATCAATCTGCAAATGGTTGATCTCGATCCAGCAGCAGGGGCTTTCCTTACTGCTTACATTGAGGCAAAAGCAAAGATCAAAGAATGGGAGGAGAAGGCCGACATCGCTCGCCAGCAAGTTGAAGCTGCACTTGGCGAAGCCGAAGTCGGTCTGATCAATGGTCGCGAAGCGGTTCGCTGGACAACTGTTGAATCTAACCGAATCGATACCAAGAAGATTCGCGAACTGCTTCCGGCTGATCTCGTTTCCAAACTTGAAACAACCACAATCTCTCGCCGATTTATGATTGTCGAGGACTAATGTTCACAGCGCCAGGGGATGATGCCTCAGCTCTTGCTGACAAAATCCGCAATGTCATCAACAATCGCTCTGCCAATGCGCCTCGCTCAAAACAGCGAGCGCTTGGCCTTAGCGAAGTTGGCGAGGCTTGCGTGAGAAAAACCTCTTACAAATTACTCGACTGGCCAAAGACAAATCAAAACACCGATCCTTGGCCGTCAATCTCTGGAACTGCCATCCATGCTTGGTTGGCTGAAGCCTTCGAGTCAGTCAATCCTTCGGCTGGCGCTGAAGATATTGATCCGCTTTATCTAGTCGAATTTCCAGTCAAGGTCAATGATGAACTTGGTGGCACTGTCGATCTTTTTGATATTCAAAAGGAAATGGTTATCGACCACAAATGCGTGGGCGCTACTGCCATGAAATCTCGGCGCAAGGATGGAATGACACATCAGCAAAGAGTTCAAATAAATCTGTATGGACTTGGCCTTGAAAATGCCGGTTACAAAGTCAGCCAAGTGGCGCTGGCGTTTTATCCGCTTGGTGGTCGCTTGGATGGAATGCACACAATCGTTGAACCTTACAATCGCAAACTAGCTCTTGAATCCATCGCTCGCCTTGAGCAAACTCAAACCTTGCTTTGGCAATTAGATCCCGAAAAGGTTCCAAGTAATTGGGGCTTGATTCCAGCGACAACTTCGCGAATGTGTATCTATTGCCCATTTTATTTTCCAAACTCAACCAACCTTTCAATCGGTTGCCCAGGTGAATTGGATGCAGCATGAGTCCGATCTATGAGTTCAAATGTCCTAATTGCTCCGAGAAAATTTCTCAGCATCGCAAGATGAGCGATCAGGTAATCGCGCCAATGTGCGGAGATTGCTTGGTTGATATGGAGAGAGTATTCTCAGCGACTCCCATTCATTTCAAGGGATCGGGATTTTATGCCACAGACAAGGGGAAGCGATGAACGCGGTCAGCCTCTTTGCTGGTGTTGGTGGCTTTGATATTGCATTGGAAAACAATGGCGTGAAAGTTGTTGCAGCCGTTGAGATCGATGCAAATGCGCGTGGCGTTTTGAAACATAAATTTCCAAACACAAAACTTTTCAATGATGTTTGTGAAGTTACAGGGAAGGATTTGATTGATGCAGGATTTGAACCAAGCACAGGAATCATTGTTGGCGGATTTCCTTGCCAAGATTTGTCAGTTGCAGGGAAGCGAGCTGGACTTGAAGGTGCAAGAAGTGGCCTCTTTTGGGAAATCGTCAGACTCCTTGACGAAACCAAAGCGCAAAACTTCATCCTCGAAAATGTCCCTGGCTTACTCTCAAGCAACAACGGAAAAGATATGGCAACCGTCATCGGAGCGTTGGATGACCTCGGGTATAGCATCGCATGGAGAGTGCTTGATGCTCAACACTTCGGAGTTCCCCAACGGCGCAGAAGAGTCTTTATTGTCGGACATCTTGGAAACGACTGGCGAACACCTGAACAAATACTCGCTATCAGCGAAGGCCGCGCAGGGTATATTGCGGAGAGCGAACAAAAGAGAGAAGACATTGCCCGAAAAACTTCGAATAGCGCTAGAGCATTTGGCGAATCAAGTTTTGGACAATTTGCCGAAGGAAAATTTGCAACCCTAAAGGCTAAGGGTGGCGTTCTAGGGGGGGGAGCGAAACATTATTGATTCCCTAACTGTCGCAGACCTAACCAAAGGGCAAACTTCCAATCAAGCTGTGAATAGTGGACTTTTGCAGGTTATTGATGTGGTTCACTAAAAGCAAGAGAGCGAGAAATGTTGACGATTATGAAACATGGTTGCAGGGGGGGGTTGCGCCTACTTTGAACGCAATGGACAATTCAGGCGATTCATTTGCCACAGTGTTGATTCTTGGGATTGATTTTTACAATGCAACAATTGATGAAAGGAATTTTCATACTTTGAGATCAGGCGGAGCAAATGAGGGAAGACCAGGCGTTTTGATCATCGATGGAACTCGCGTTGATGATGTGCGGATTTATGAAGATGGCATCGTGCCAACAGTAATTTCAAGATGGGGAACAGGGGGTGGCAATGTGCCAGCAATAACTTCAAACCAAACAGTTCGCCGGCTAACGCCAACAGAATGCGAGCGCCTTCAAGGATTTCCTGATGGCTGGACTGCTGAACGCTTTGATGAAAAAAAGCAAGCGGTGATCTCACAAGCAGATTCAAATCGTTATAAGCAAATGGGCAATGCTGTGGCAGTGCCAGTGGTAGATTGGATCGTCAAAAGAATGGTGGCAAATCAATGATCCTTTGGTTGATTTTTTCTTTCCTAACCTTTGCAATAGGTTATGGCATTGGCTTGTTCTTCGCTCGCAAGGATGCAACGCAAATTGTTGATTCATTTGAGGACATTGAAGAGCTTCTTGTCGAACTCAAAGAATTAGGTTTTATGGCATTTGAAGCCAACCTCGAAATGGATGGCGATATGACAATCAATGACTTGAACAAGTTGATTGCAGAATCAGAATTCTCATCGTTCGATGAGATGTTTGACCCCAACAAAGAAACAGGAGAATCACATGAGTGATTTCGCATCACCAGCATCGACTGAAATCTCAGTCAAGCCAGCAGACCTTCAAGGCCACCTGCTGATCATCAAGCCGACTCAATATCGAACCGGCATCCAAACCTCTCTCGGCGAGGCAGAGGCAATCGAGGTTGATCTTGTCGATCTCGACACAAACACCGAACACACCAGTGTTCTATTCTTCAATGTTGCACTTCGCTCCGGCTTGAAGCCAAATATCGGCAAATCAGTTCTTGCTCGAATTGGTCAAGGCGTTGCAAAGCCAGGCAAGTCTGCACCTTGGATTCTTGTCAATGCTGCTGACAATGCAGATGATGTTGCAAAGGCAACTGCTTATCTGACCAATCAGATTTCAGCGCCGGCAACTAGCGCACCAACAGCTTCATCAAACTCTGCAGTTGTAGTGACACCTGAGATCCAAGCACTAATCGAAAAGCTCGGCGCAAAGCCGTTCTAATCTAATTCCGCCTGATCAGGGGATTGGCGGATCGCGCTGGCAATGGCTTGCCACTGTGGGGAAGCAGTGATTGGTTCGATTCCAATCAGCGCACAAGAATCAAACAAAGGGGAGAAATGACCGAATCACAAGATACAACAGCCACCTGCCAATGCGGTTGCCGATTGCGAGATGGCGAGATGATCGAGGCAATTGCCAAGGCGATTGAAAGCGATGCAATCCAGCGAGCAAGAGAGATTCATCAATCGCGGATGGCAGTGCCACCATCGAGCGCTTATTTCATTGATGGCATGAATCGGGCAGCGCGGATTGCTCGTGAATTCAAAGCCAATGGCTAAGGTCAAATTCAAGCGCACAACGCGATTTGAAGATCAATGTTGTTTCGTGTTTGAGTCAGAGCCAGGGTTTTGGGAGCGTTGTGAGGAAGATGCAGATTTCGGCTTATATTACGGAGATGACAAAAGGGTGAGCATGGTTTCGCTTTGCCATTACCACACGATTTATCAGGAAAGCATTTGGGTCGGGGGAAAAGAATGAATGAGATATTGCAAGCAGCGTTGGATTTCTATGATGCCGGAATTTCGGTTATCCCTGCCAAGGAAGATGGCTCAAAAGCGCCGATAACTTCTTGGAAGCAATATCAAGTCACAATGGCAGATCGCGAACAGATCGCCAGTTGGTTTTCAGGAAATCCCAAAGGAATCGGGATTATCACTGGAGCAGTTTCGGGCAATCTTGAAATGCTCGAAATGGAAGGCAGAGCCGTCAATGGTGGCCTTCTCGATGAGGCGCGTGAACTCGCTATCAACTCAGGGCTTGGTGAGCTTTGGGAAATCCTTTCGAATGGTTATGTTGAGTTCACGCCTTCAGGCGGTTTGCATTGGCTCTATCGAATTGCAGATGAACCAGTTCCAGGAAACACCAAACTTGCTCGCAGACCAGGTGAAAATGACTCAGTTGAAGTTCTAGCCGAAACAAGAGGCGAAGGCGGATTCGTAGTCACAGCGCCTTCTCATGGATCAACACATCCATCGGGTCAACCTTGGGTGCTTCTAAAGGGATCTCCGGCTCTGATTCCGGTGCTATCTTGGGAAGAGCGAAATGCAATCCACGCAATTTTCAAAGCTCTTGATTCAATGCCAGTCAAAGAATCAATCGCTCAAGTGCTAAATCCAAAAGAGCCAAGCGCTAAAGATAAGCCAGGCGATGCTTTCAATGAAACTGCAACTTGGGAAGAAATCCTTGAACCAATCGGCTGGAAGAAAGTCTATTCAGCCAAAGGCATAACCTACTGGCGCAGACCAAACAAAGACATCGGAATCTCAGCAACCACAAAAGATGACACAGGCAATCTTTTCGTATTTACAACTTCGACAACATTTGAAGCTGAAAAGCCTTATTCAAAATTTGCTGCATTCGCTCACTTGAATCATGCTGGCGATTTCTCAGCAGCAGCCAAGGAACTTCGCTCAATGGGTTTTGGTTCTAAATCCTTGCCTAGCTTGCCGACTCTCGGTGAGATCATCAAGCCAAATCTCACAGTCGTTCCCGATCTCGATGCTGATCACATTGAAGAAACTCGCCAACGCTCATCTTGGTATCCAAGGCCACTTGATCTCACTGGTGAAAATGAAGAGCCAGCGCCATTGTTTCTTGCAAGAGGCGATGGACATCGATTGTTCTACAAAGGCAAGATCAACGCTTTGCTCGGCGAATCAGAATCCGGAAAAACTTGGGTTGCATTGCTCGCAGTAAAGCAAGCGCTTCAGGTTGCCGAAAAAGTTATTTATTTAGACTTTGAAGATTCGGGCAAAGGCATCTTGATGCGCCTTCGAGCATTGGGCTTGGAAGATCAGCATTTTGCCAATTTCACTTATGCCAACCCTGATCAAAATCTCACGCTAGATGAGCGAATTGACTTGGTTGATGCTTTGCTTGAAATCCAACCTGACTTGATCATTGTTGATGGCGTGAACGCTGCAATGACTTTGCTCAATCTCGATCTCACATCAAACCGAGATGCCACATTCTTCAGCCAGCAATTGCTTCGGCCTTTGGCGCTCTCAGGGGCTTGCACGATCACAATTGATCATGTCACCAAATCCAAGGAAGGTCGAGGAAACTATGCCATTGGCGCTCAGGCTAAGCGAGCCGACATCAATGGCGCAGCCATCATGGTCGAAGTCGTTTTGCCATTTGGCCGAGGAATGTCGGGTGAGCTGACTTTGAAGGTCACCAAGGATCGCCCTGGCCATGTTCGCGCCGTATCCAAGGAAGCCAAGTTTGCCGGAACCGTTCAACTCAAATCCTCAGCCGATGGGTCGGTTGATATGACGATCCTTGCGCCACTTGGCGAGCGTGATCGACTACGGCCAACGCATCTGATGGAAGCGGTCTCAAAGGTGCTAGAAGGGGCAAATGGGGCGCTTTCAAAGAATGCTGTGATTGGTGAGGTCAAGGGTCGCCGAGAGTGGGTCATTTTGGCTTGTCAAGTGTTAGTTGATGAGAAATTTATTGCTGTCGAAAACGGCGTTCGCAATTCCTTGAACCTCAAATTGCTTCGACCTTATCGGGAAGAAGATGATGGTCGCGCTGGCCTTGATTCTTTCAAAATTGATGAAAATCATGAAACTGCCTAAGTTGGACAAAATGACTAGTTCCTGTCCAGTTCCCGAGATTTTTGATGATTTCAAAATGACTAGTTCCCACCAGTTCCCAAAATTTACGCTCATTTTGACTAGTTCCCACTTGTTCCCAAAGTCGGGAACTAGTCAAACGATCAAAATTCCCATGACTAGTTCCCATGTTCCCCCTTCTATAGGGGGAACTGGGAACAGGTGGGCGAGGTCAAAATGAAAGAATTCAACCAATCCCAACACTTCATCAATTCCATCGCCAAACTAAGGCAATGCCCGAAATGCACCGGATGGATTTATGAATGTCATGTCAATGGATGGCGAGTCAGAGTTGAGCCAACTCAACTCAACTTGTCGGATGAAATCGCTTGGCGCTTATCGAGTCGAAAGATTTATCAGACGATTCGCAAAGGGTCGGATTTCGAGCTAGAGCAGAGAAATCTTTGGCAGATGACCAAAGGCGATCCAAAGGCAATCGTGCTTGGAAGCCATGATTGTAAATTTTCCACGATATTTGAACCCGAACCGCTATTTGCCTCAAAACCACTAAAGGAGCCAAATTTCTAATGTCATGCCCACTTTGCAATCGAACCGTTGAAATCGATGGACTTTGCCATCGTTGCCAAAATCGCCTTCATCAGCAATTGGATGATTTGCTCGAATTTTGGAATTTGGCTCACAATGAACTTCTTCCAGGTAGATCCGGAGATGGTGGCCGATCACCGGAGCGAACCATTGGCTTGAATGTCAATGCGCTTTCATTCGTGGCTGGCGATGACATTCTCGGTTGCCTACATGAATGGGAGAAGCTGATTCGCGAAGATCGCAATCTGACAAGGCCAGCATTCCTCAAGCGCTTGCCTTTGCCTGAGGAAATCGATCAAGCCATCAAATTCGCTCAACGCCATTTGCAGTGGTCAGGCGAACAACCTTGGATCGAGGACTTTGCCCAAGAGCTGAAAGAGATTCACACCAAAGGGATGATTGCTGCAAAAGCCTTCACTTCCAAATCTCGAAAGATTCCATGTCCGGCAACTTTGCCCGATGGCGAGTATTGCAACTCTTGGCTCAAGGCTTTGGATGATCCGATGGAAATCTTTGAATGCCCAAAGTGCAAATCCGAATGGACAACCCTTCGGCTGGTTGCAGTGGCTCTTGCAAATCCTGGCAAAGAGGTTTGGCTTGATGCCGAGGCAATCGCTAAATATCTAAACATGACCCCAAAAAATGTGGCTCAGTTCGCCAAGCGAAATGGCATCATTCGCCGAGGCGAGGTTTATGACTTCAAAGGATTTTTGGCTGCTCGCAATAGCCTACTTGACAAAAATGTCAAATCTTGAAGCGAGCGTGTGCTACAATAGACATTGTCGGTGTGCCGTATATTTAGGCGCATGATACTCACTGCAAATATGCCCGAAGATGAAATCGATGAAGCCATCGGTCATCTTTCTGCTGGCATAAAAATTGCAAAAGATGAATTTAGAAAACAAGCATTACTCGATTTAGTTGATGCGTTACTTGATGCAAAATTAGAAAAACAAGGGGATAACAAGTGACCACGATCATCGCAATTCAAAAAGATGATTTAGTCATGTTTGGTGCAGACTCCCAAACAACAGCTCCTAATGGCAGAGTTTATTCGCATGACAAAATGGTAAAGATTAGTCAGCGCGGAAATTATATTATCGCTGGTTCAGGTGAATGCGCTCCTTGCGACATTGCTCAACATATTTGGGAACCGCCATTACTATCTGCAAAAGATTCAAAAGATATTTATCACTTTATGATTGCAAAAGTTATTCCATCACTCAAGCAATGCTTCAAAGAAAATGATTACAAACTTGAAGATGATTCGGATGATGAAACTAGATTTGCATTCTTGATTGCAATCGGTGGAACAGTATTTGAAATTGCAGATGACTTCTCAGTCGCAATGAATCGTTCAGGATTTTATGGAGTTGGTTCAGGAAGTTCTTATGCTCTTGGCGCTCTTCATGCTGGTGCAACTCCAGCACTTGCAATGAAGATTGCAGCAGAGAATGATGCTTACACTTCCGCACCATTCATTTGGAAAACTCAAAAAAAATAATCGACATCCCCCATGCCAAAAATGCCATGCCTAGATTGTGGCCGACCAAATAATTCCAGCAGATGCCCCCAATGTTTAGAACGATATAAACAAGATAAGGAACTCTTCTCACCAAGAGTCCGAGCAAGTGCATCAGCAAGAGGCTATGACAATGACTGGAAAATAATCAGACAAAAGATTTTGGTTCGCGATGGTATGGTCTGCAACTATTGTCAGAAGATTATGAGTAAAGCCGAAGCGACTGTTGATCATATTGTTCCCCTGTCTAGGGGTGGAGCGAGGCTAGACCCTGGCAACCTTGTGGCTTGTTGCTTGTCATGTAACTCGCGCAAAAAAGATCGATGAAGCGCTTCAAATCAATTCTTGTTTTTTCTACAAAAAGGAGGC